TGTGTGTGTATTTTTCAATTTTCCTCATCACATGTGTAAGTTCATCTGAAGAAGAACGGATAATATGTTTCTTGATTATAAATCGTTCGGGCTTTTAGTTCCCGAACGCAACACCAGCCATACCATTCTTAACGCGTAAAATGTTATAGTTCACCGCATAGACACGAGCCGAGGCACTTGAATCAGCGGTAGTCACACCATTAAGCAACAACTTGGCGTTGTCAATACGGGAAAAGTTAAGGGACCCACTTGGTTGCGACTTGTCCAAGTTGAGGCAGAATGGCCAGGTGTACACACTGTCTTGAACAAGACTGTCAACACCAAGGGCGGAGCAGTGCATTTCTGGAACAACATCGTGGTGGTAGACATTAGACATGTTCTCAAAGAGAGCGGTGCCGTTGATGTACAACGAGCCGGTACCAAAAGTGTAATTGGTTTCCCAATCCGCATTGTTAATGTTACCCGCAACCAAGTGAAGTGCCTTCACTGGATGGTTAAAGTAGGTAAGATCAAACTCGGTATCGGCTTGTGTACCTGGTTGATATTGAACTTGGTTAATCAACAACTCATGTTCGTTGTCTGTGAAGAACTTGCGTTCATCTGTGTCCAAGTAGATGTAGTTGGCGTAGATTTTTGGAGTACCCGCCGCGGCGTATTGATCTTGGATCTTAATACGCAATTCCACTTCATGGTATTGGAGAGCCACCAATGGAAGGCTCTTGGTCCAGTCTTCGCCGAAGAAGAATGGGATCACATAGTGGTCACCATTTGAGTTGTTTTGGGCAGTTTCAATGGTGTGTCTCATGGTAGCCTTGGCAGAGTTGTCGTTGTACAATACATTGTGAATACCCTGAACGAAGAGGGAGTCAAGTTCACACACCTTTTGTCCACCAATCCAGAGTTGAAAAGTGGTTGGCTGGGACGCGGAAGTGTCAAACATAGCGTTGTTACCACCTGGCAAAGCAATACCTTCAGCTTCAATCCATACATAGCTCAAAAGGTCACCTTTGGAGCGGAGTGGGACGACAATTTCATTAGAGGCACCGAAAGTGCCGATGTAATCCACGCGTTCTGGACGCATCGCAAAATTTGTGTGTCGCTTGTAGTTTTGACGGAAAAAACTGACCTGTGGTTGACCAGTAATGTACGCATCCTGGGCACCTTTAGATACAAGGTCAATCAAAGCGGCTGACATTTTTACTAATAAAGTATATTAAAATTTTGGGCCGATGACTACACAACGAGAATTATGGTAGTCTTCCAAGCACTCACTTGGGAATCCAGAGATACAGATGATGAGCATTTGATCAGTATCTTTGGTAAGACCGAGGAGGGGAAGTCTGTCTGTCTTACAACTGCGTTTACTCCGTATTTTTTTATCAAACTTCCCGAGAATATTACTGCCCCAAAAATTCAGAGAATTTACAATATCCTTGATGAAAAGTGTAAAGATTCCCTGGTAGCCTACTCTGTCATGAAGTCTAAGGATGTCTGGGGATTTCAAAACAATGAAGAGTTTGCATACATGAAAGTGAACTTCAAACACCTTCAGGCTCGCCGCCTCGTGGATTCATTCCTGAGAAAACCCCTTGATAGGACACCCGAACTTTTTGATATTTTTGGGGTCAGGAATGTAAAAGTTTATGAATCAAACCTTGATCCAGTGCTGCGCCTGATGCACCGCACAGGAATCCAATCCACTGGATGGTTAGACACGGGGGACAAGTGTATTCGTTCGCATCTCGCCCACGTTGATTTGGATCTTTTCTGTAATGACTGGACAACCCTCAAGCCTGTGGTGAGGGATGACATCGCTCCATTTGTCGTGGCATCTGTGGATATTGAATGTAATAGTTCTACGGGTAAGTTTCCTGATGCAGATGTTCCCGGGGACGCCTGCTTTCAAATCGCAATCTCCCTGTGTAAGTTTGGCTCCGACGAACCATACGATAAGACATGTCTTTGCTACAAGAAGACGGATCCCAATCTGGAAGGTTCCACTATTCTGAGCTACGACACCGAAAGAGAAATGTTGGAGGCATTTCAAAAGCATCTTCACAAAAGTGATGTGGATATCATCACCGGATGGAACATTTTCGGATTTGATATGGAATACATATACAAGCGTGCACAAGTCAATCGGTGCCATTATGAATTCTTCAACCTGGGTAAGTTGAGGGATACTGAGTCGGAACTTGTTATTAAGAAGCTCTCATCAAGTGCCCTTGGAGACAACCTCCTGAAGTTACTCCCAATGTCTGGTCGCTTCATCTTTGATATGTTCCACGAAGTCAAGAAGGGATACAAATTGGATAGCTATAAATTGGATAGTGTATCTAAATTGTACCTGGGAGATCAAAAAATTGATATGGCGCCAAAGGAGATGTTTGCTCGTTACAATGAGGGAGATCCCGTAAAATTGAGGGAAGTTGCTGAGTATTGTATCAAGGATACACTTCTTCCACATCGCCTGATGAAGAAGTTGTGTACTCTCCTAAATATGGTGGAGATGGCCAAGGCAACTTGGGTTCCAGCAAACTTTCTTGTAGAGCGTGGGCAACAAATCAAGGTATTTTCTCAACTGACAAAGAAGGCGAGGGAATTGGGTTTCATGGTTCCGACAATTCGGTATGGAGCAATCCCCGAAGAACCCTACGAGGGAGCTACGGTTCTTGAAGCACAAAAGGGTGCATACTATACTCCAATTACCGCTCTTGATTTTGAAGCACTGTATCCATCAATTATGATGGCACACAATCTATGCTATTCGTCATATGTCATGGACGAGAAGAAGTATGGCGCGGTCCCGGGAATCACCTATGAAACTTTCAAGGTTGGTGACCGAACTTATAAGTTTGCCCAAGATGTACCAAGTCTTTTACCTGCGATTCTTCTTGAATTGAAACAGTTTCGTAAGCAAGCCAAGCGGGACATGGCGGCGGCTACAGGTTTTATGAAGGAGGTCTACAATGGTAAGCAGTTGGCTTATAAAATTTCAATGAACTCCGTATATGGGTTCACTGGAGCAGGCAAGGGTATTCTTCCTTGTGTCCCTATTGCATCTACAACAACATGTAAGGGGCGTGCAATGATTGAAGAAACAAAGAATTATGTTGAGAAGAACTTCCCCGGGGCAAAGGTAAGGTACGGGGATACTGACTCAGTGATGGTTGAGTTTGATGTCGGAGATCGTAAAGGCGAGGATGCGATTGCCTACAGCTGGGAAGTGGGAGAAAGAGCCGCTGAAGAGTGTTCAGCTCTCTTCAAGAAGCCCAATAATTTGGAATTGGAAAAGGTCTATTGGCCATACTTTTTGTATTCAAAGAAGAGGTATGCCGCAAAGTTGTGGACACAAGGTAAGGATGGTAAGATGCACATGGACTATATTGACATCAAGGGCCTCCAAGTTGTGCGACGGGACAACACACCCCATGTGCGAGAGGTCTGTAAGGAACTCTTAGATGTTGTTCTCACATCAAGTGACCCCGGTCCACCAAAGGAGTTGGCCAAAGAGAGGGCGATTGAACTTCTTTCGGGTGATGTCCCCAATCATAAGCTTATATTGAGCCAAGGTCTCTCGGATACCTACAAGGTTGGTGGTAAGAATGTGTCTGTCACGAGCAAAGAAAGTGTCAATATTAATCAATCGCATGTACAAGTTGTCACGAAGATGCGTCAAAGAAAGCCCGGTTCTGAACCACAGTCTGGGGATCGTGTGCCATACCTGCTCACAAAGACCCAAGATTCCAAAGCCAAAGCGTACGAAAAAGCCGAAGATCCAAAATATGTAGAGGAGCATGGCGTACCTGTTGATTATCACTATTATTTCCTCAATAAGTTCCTCAACCCTGTGTGTGACCTTTTGGATCCACTGTTTGAGAATGTCAAGGATGAAATCTTTGGTGAAATCATTAATCAACACAAACCACCGAAACCAAAGAGGGAACCAGCTCTCAGTACTATGAAGAAGGATGATCTCATTGCGGAATGTAAACGCCTAAGTTTGGATGAAACGGGTACTTTGGCGGTACTCCGAGCCCGCCTTAAGGAGGCGAGACAAGGTTCGGTTGAAGATCTATTTAAAAAATACGAGCTAACACAGAGTAAGAATGAATCTTCACGAGAAGATCACGCAGATAGTTGATGAGGAGTTGGAGGAGAGGGTCAACTTAATCATCAACGAGTATGCTTTAACGATTTCAAAGAAGCATGCGATACCTCTGGAACTTTTATTGAAGGATATCCCCACTTCATTTGTGACTACAACTTGTAAAGGAACAAAATCAACTGGTAGTCGGTGTACTTTCAAGGCAATTCACAATGGCTATTGTGGTAAACATAGATCCCAAGGTAAAAGGGTATGTCATCGCACATTGTCAAGTTCAAGTCTACACAATCATGGACCAGAGCATATGTTTGTCCGGGGTGTGAGGTTTCAAAAGAGCTTATAGATTTGGGGGTCTAGTATGGTAATGAGCAAAAACGATATTCTACTAACATCTATCAACAATTTTTACGACAATGAGAAGAATAAATCTACACTTCTGACGATATTGGACAAAACGAGTGGCATTTCTCTCCGCAATTTGGAGTGGTTTATCACAAACTACGCAAAGAAGAATCACACCTCGTATCAAACAGGTGACGGGAAGTTATTCACTGTCCATTGTGCTTACAAGTCAAGCCTCAATGGATACAGTAAGCAACTCTTTGATCCATTTTGTCGGTCTCAAAAGTTTCCCTACACGATTCCGGGTACATCTCATGAAATCCAAACAACTTTGGCACAATTGAATTTCATCAAATGGTGTATTAAGAATAATATTATTGACTACATTGCCGAGAACAAGGAAAAACTCTTTAGTAAGCAATTGACATGAAGCCCCTGTCAAACACAAAAGTTTGATATCCGGTATAGTACATGTTCAAAGAAAAGGTTTCTGTAGAAATGTCTATTCCAGAGTCGGTGTCTAATTTAACTTCAATGCTAGTCTTTTCTGATTGAATCTGACTAAAGTCCAAGTTTCCCGATGGTTCCACGTTTACTGGATTCAACGAGAAACTATATGTGTAAATATTTCTGATAGGTCTTGATAATCGTTTTTGATATGGAATTAAAAATTTGTAATATTCATGATTTGTTTTTGTAACCTCTGGTAGTTTATTTCCATTTATATAGAAGCTTGCCTCTTTCATTACTGGATAAAGGGTTGTGGTTTCACCCTGAAAGTCTAAATTAGCGGAAAAGTTGAACCGGTTTTCATATAGATACTCGCCACCCGAACCACTACCTTCCGCGTCGTCTTCATTTTCAAATATAGTATTCCTGATAAACCAATGAATACATTTCACAGGGATATTGGGAACTAAGTTGTTCTTTATTATGTCTTCGTTAAGTTCACTAAGTGCCACTGGATGTTTTCTCACGAGATCGGTGATCATTGTCTGTCTCTCACTCGCCAAGAACTTCCTTTCATCTGGATTGACTGTTATTTCTTCGGTGATAACATTAAAAGATGGGAGTGTCACCGTGTTAGTTGTATTTGTGAAAAATGTTTGTCTGTGAAACTCAAATTCAAACTCAATCTTCTGACGGAAAATTGAACACACTGGAAAGTATGGTCTATTTGGTTTATTTGTGTCATACTCATCACTCGCAAACTTCCTTGAGAAAAAGAAGTGAATGGGTATCACCAGATCTGCGTCATATTGTGCAACACCTGTACTCGTAGGAGCGTCATCAAAACCAAGGTTTCTATTTACAAGAAATCTATTCGCTACTTTTTCTGAAACTTCTAAATAAAGATCGTCATAGATAATACCCCAATCATCGTGGATTTTCTCAACTTCAATATCATCCACAAACATTGTCACACTCTTTAGAATATGTCT